ATCAAACATTATTACTGTTCCTAATTCATCTATTAGAATGTCAGCAATTTGGTTATTAACCATATTATATCCAACTTGATACGCTTTCATTAAATCTACTAATGAAGTAGACCTTGTATTTCTATCTGAAAATACTCTACCTTCAACAGGTAGTTTACATCCATATAAAGATGTATCTCCTTTAAATTGGAAAGGTAACCTTCCTGGTTTAGTTCTATTAATACCTAGATAAATAGGATTAATATTATCACCCATAGTTGATTGCCACATTGCTGGTAAGTTTGGTCCAATTTTTACACCACCCCAAACTTCATTAATCCATATCCAGTCAATATGCTCTCCTTGTAATAGATTAGCTTTTGTTTTTTGTTTAAATATAGAAGTATCATATATGGCCTTTTTTGTTTTCTTAAAAGTCTCATCTATAATCTCTTGTGTTACTTCTCCATCATCTTCTATTTTAGTTAGATGACCTACTTTTCTTTGTGTCTTCCAATAAATAGTAGCAACTCTCATTAGGTTACCTTCACCCCACATTGACACGTCTTCATTCTCATCTAATATTTCACTAAGTATATCACCACCTTTAGCTGGATCATTCCAATAATTAGATGTAAACTGTCTGTATGCTAAGCCTGGTGAATTAGTATTCCATTCATGAGATCTTGTTGCATCATAATATGCACCATCATTTTGATATCCACTAACTTGATATTGTGCTGATCTAGCTGGATAAATCTTTTGTAAAGATGTTAATTGCTTTTCATCCATCAAGTACCCATATCTATCTACTACATCTGATACAGTCATTAGATCTACCTTACCTGCATAATTAGAATCTGCAATATATCTTTGATCAGGTGATTTTTGATAGAAAGTTAATACAGGATTCCATAGCTCTACATCATAGTCATCTTCTAGCATTCTAAAATGCCAAAACTCTCTATCTGCAATAAGCATATCACGGAAACCTCTTTCCTCAAGTTCTTGCATTTTGAATCTTTCTTCATCTACTGCAAGTTGATGGGATGCCCACTCTTCAACCATACTTCTATAAGACTTACTAAAAAAGTCTTCAATCTCTGGTAGTGATTTTAATCCTTCAGGAGATAATTGTTGCTGTGCTTCTTCAGAACCTGGATCAGCACCCATCTCAATCATCTTACGTACTAGGTTTGCTTCAGCATCTGCCAATAAAGATTCTTCTATCTCTACTTTCTTTTGCTCTAGCATTTCATTATATGATGCATCATCTACAGCTCTAAATTGAACTTTAGAATATCTTTTAGCAAACTCTCCAGTAAGAACATTTATGACATTTGGTACAATTGGATAAAATTTTAATTCTAATGCTGACTCATTTTCTGTAGTCAGTACATCCATTAAATCTTTATACTCATTGTCTGGCTCAACTATATAATCTGTTTTATCAATTATACCTTTAGCTAATTTGTAATTCTTAAGAAGTCTTCTAGAGTTTACACGTAGAAATTCAATACCTTGAAGTTCTAGCCAATCTAAATTCCATGCTGCCCAATCATCATCTTTTTGCTTATAAGGTAAAAACTGAACTGGTTGTGTTAAGCTAGAAAATGTAGGCCCGCTTTCAGCTTTTGCCCCATTCTTCATTTGCATTGCGTTTAATACTCTCATACCTGTTTAGTCTATTTTATATTCTTGAATCCGGATCTTCTAGCTTTAGAACTACCAAATGTCTTATTACGCCCAATATTTCTAAAGGGACCATTATACTTTAATTTACTCATTTTTTCTGAATTATCCAAAGAATTACCTTCAGATTCACGTCTCTTTGTATAACCTCTATTTGACTGTTGTATTTTTACAAATGCAATTAAAGCACCAAAGGTAACAAGCCTATCTACGTTTAATCCAGGGTAGTATGCTAACATTTCTTTTAATAACATAGGGTCAGGAATTCTTTCTATACCTAATGTTTGTTGCATTACATTACCATTCTCATCTAAATCTTCATCTATTACTTCTCTTAAGAATTCAATAGCATATGATATTAAATGACTTTTAAATAATGTACCTGTATTTTTCCATCCGTATTCTTGATACACAGTTCTATTAGAACCAAGATCTTTTAAGAATAATATTTGTTGTTTAGGTACAAGATATCTTTGTTTTTTTCTAGCAATCATATGTTGAATAAATAGTGATATATTATTTTCAACAATAGTCCATGCATTGTACCACTCTATGATCATTTCTAATCTTTCATGAGTTTTATTTATATCATCAAAACGTCCACACCATGCAGCAACAATTTTATCTTTTTCAATAAACTGTTCTACTTCACCTGACGCAGTTGTTCTTGTAACTTCTATAGCATTTTTATATATGTATATACTACACAATGAATCTGATGTAGTTGTTTTACCTTCTGACACAGGGTCAATAGAACCATAGTATGATCCAAAAGATGGGCTAGGTACTGGCCGTTCCCACACTACAATAGATCCTGTTTTATCAACTTCTTTTTTATTTACAGGAAATGTTGAGATAGGTAATTTATTAGTACGCTTTGCAATTATACCTGTTTGATCTCTATCCAATTCAATTAATTCATATGCATATTCTTTTTCTTCAATCTTCTTAAGTTGTTTACTTAAGATACCTTGTGGAAAAATAGATTCTTTTCTATATGCAAATGCTTCAGCTATATTAAGTGGCTTCTGAGATATTCTTAATTGATACTGTTCTCCACTTAACTCATTCTTCCATCTATTTCTTTCAATTTTTATTGCCTCTATTGCTTCTTCAACTTGTGAGTTACCGTAATCATCAATATAAGGTGGCATAGACCACTGTTCTGGTATAAATAACCCTGCCATACCAATTGTTCCTTCAGCATCCATTAGATTTGTTTCTACTGCATATATATCATTAGCCCCTGGACTTAATATCATATCTTTTAATGGACCACATTGTTCTAAATCACCCACTGATCCAGCAGCTATAAACATACCAGTAGTCATCATACCAGATGACATAGCAGGACGTAAGTACTCATATGTCTGCATCATGTTTTTAGCAATACCTGCTTCTTCATGAAAAAAGTAAGTACATGGTCCCCCTACCCCTGTAGTAGCATTCTTCTCAAAAGAGGCACCTTGAATCTTTGATTTAAGACCTCTAGATGTTTTTCTGTTATTTACTTTAACTTCTATTTGTTGTTGCCATAATAAAACCTTTTCAGGATTACTAGGTCTATACCAAGCAGTATGCTCATTAAGAAATGTTTTATATTCTTCTAAAAACTTCCATGAACCTTTATCATTAATATAATCTTTTAATGATGCTCCTACTTTACATATTGATCCTTCTTCAAACCAGTATTGGTTTATAATCTTACCCATATGAAAATATGAGGATGCTATCTGACGTTTTTTAAGTATTGCAGAGTGTTGATTATTTAACTCAGCTAATAGCTCATATAAAGCCATATGATACTGAGCATCTCTTACCTTTGCAAAACCGTAATGTTTTTCCTCCTTATCAAAGATAGGTAAGAAGTTTAACCACATGTAGTAGTCTCTGGTAAGATACCATTCATTGCTTCCATCTTTGTATATTACTCCTACTCTACATTTGTTTTTTTGATCTTCCCAATAAGCTGTAAAATCTTTTGATCTAAAAGGTTTATTACAATAAAAACCTTGTTCATTAAAAGTTCTAGCTTCTTGATTAAACTCTAATGCAATTTTAGTAAAGTTATATTTACCAGGCTCTTTAAAAATACCATATAAGTATTCAGAAAAATCTTCATCACTTTCAAATGAAGTAACATCCCATTTACCATTCTCATATGTAGGTATGATTCTACTCATATCTTATGATAGCATATACATCACCAACTTGTAATAATAAATGATCTTCTCCGTGATGTTTCATAGGTGTAGGCATAGCGTGATCTGCATACTGTACAACATCTCCTATTTCTATTTCAGTAACTTGGTCACCTCTACCTACTACTTTACCCTGAAATGTTTGCTTAAGTGCTATCTCAGGTAAGTATAATCCTGACTTAGTTTTTGTTTCTGGTTTTATCTCCTTTATTAAGAGTTTCATCCCTACTGGTACTACTACTTGATTTTTCATTCTTTTTATTTGTTGATTTATAATTAAATTCTGGCTCATCCCAATAGCAAAATAGCCATTGTGTGGTTTTTTTACTCATTTACATTTGATCATAAGCAAGTCCTGCACCTCCACGTACTGAACTTTCTTGTTCTTGTCTCATATCCGTAAATGCACCCTTGTAAGATGATCTTATGTTTTCAAATTTAGCTGCTGCATTGACCATAGCATTAATATTACCGTCTCTACCGTGTTCTATTGCAGTAACTTCCATATACTTAGCCAATCTATCCAACATAGATTTTATACCTACATAAGCTCTATATGTTGGAGTTTCATATAGTTTCTTACACATATCAAGTGCATATCTTATCTTACCATCTTCAGGAGATTCTTCTAACTGTATCTCTTCTATTATAATATCTTCTTTCTCATGTTCAGGTAGATTAAAAAAAGGATTTAAATCAGGATTAGGACATGACATATAAAACAAATACTGATATACAGCCATATGTGTGTCAGGATACTCTTCCATTATACCTTTTAAAAATGGTAGTGCATAACAGTGCTCTGTTAATACTACCTTACTGTTTTGTATGTCAAATAATCTTATTACCATATCTTATATACAATTACATCCATCTTCATATAAATCATCTTTATTTATTGTCAGCATTAGTGTTCTTATATAACCAGCAGACTGAGTTACAACAAAGGGTGTTATTATATTCCTTAAATAAATCATTCTCCTATCAGGAAACTTATTTTCTGGTGTTCCTATATATAATTCCGCTACTGCAATTATATCATTTCTATTAATGAAAAAAGGTTTAGTTTTATTATAATCAGTATTTGTGGTTGATTGATAATTATTACTTTCATCTCCAGGTGTAATTATTGTAGTGGGAAATGATTGAGTTAACTCTATATAATTATTATCATATAATGGTATTTTTCTTGCCATGATCTTTTATTTTTTATTTTCTTTTAACCACATAATAATAGAATTTACTTCATCTTTTAAATATGGTAATTCATAGATTTTAATATTTTCTAATACGGGTTCTCCGTTAACATGCTCATTGATTGGATACCCATTAGCATCTTCACCTACTTGTTTAAACTTTACATGTTGAATTGTTAGTTTTCCAATCTTAAGTTTAGGGTTGTGCTTTTTAATAATATACGCATAAATACTGAGTTGTAAGTTATAATGGTTCAAATTACAATCATCTAAATGATTAACAGGCTTGTACATTTTGTTAGTAATGCCCTCCCAATTAGTAAAACCTTTTTCTTTTATTTCCTTATTAGTTTTATAATCATTAATATTTATATAGCCATTTACTACTTCTACAACATCAGCTTGACCACATAAACCTACTGACTTTAAGTATACTAGATGCTCTGGATAAACCCCATCTTCTAATTTTTGTACAGGTGCTATCTTAGTTCCTTTATCATCAATAATAGGTTTAATGATGGGAACTTCCACACCATGTCTACCAATTGTTTTAAGATCTAGCATATCTGCTTCTCTTTGATTATGATAAAAGTTACCAAGTTTAATTGCTCTATCTGTTTCACTATCCCATGCAGCAATAATCTCTTTGGGTGTCATACCATACCACTTAGATCTTTTATTTTTAGATGATTTTTTTGCTTGACCATCTCTGTCAAACTTAGGTTTAAACTTAGCAATAAATGATGTTACACTTAGCCAGTTTATATTTTCATCATTGGTGCTTTCATACACGTGACCTTCTTCAATGAATTTTAATCCCATATTTATGATATTGTTGTATACCAATATGAATTTTCATTCTTTACTTCTAAAGAAGTTGTAGTATCATTGTATACATAGTTAATTATTAGTTTCATTATCTTCTATTTGTTTGTTAATTAATTCCTCTTGTTCTTCTGATGTATATGAATCCCAAAATCCTTTTGGACATTCAGAAGATAAAGATCTTACCTTGAAAGCTAAACTACATCCACAACTTCCACAACACGGTTGAGTACCAGGAGCTATACACTTATCCCCTCCTGCATCAAATAAAGAACATTTGATACAAGTCTGAAATCTATCAGTTGCTACTGCTTCAATGTGTTCTTTTTTAAAAATACTATTCTTAATTCCTTCTGCAATTTTATCAGCATTTTTAAATACATCAAGATACTTACTCCATTTACCTTTCATTCTTAAATCTTTTTTTCTTAATTATATCTTGTTCTAGCTGTGTCATTGCTTTTTCCATTTGTATGATATTATTTTGAATATCTTCACTTTTAGCAAATCCATTATAAGTTCTCTTAGCTATATTACCTAAAAGACTTTTATTCTTCATAATTGATTTATCCAATTTATTTTTCCTTAGATAAAATGTTCCTAACCATCTATATTAATTCTGGGAAAAGCTAAGCTTGAAAGTTTTTGTCTAACCTTTGCGTAATAAAATGAAACAAAATCATCTACTACTGAAGGATGCACGCCAACTTCATCAGCAATACCCCTTTTAAACTCTCTATGACTCTTCGGATTCACGTCCTAATATTTTATAATCTAATAAAACAAGCCCATTAGATTGAACGTTAATATCTGGATTCAAAGAAATAGTCTTTTTATTATGACCTTTTTTAATAAGTAGATTTTTCTTTTCAGCTTTTGTAATTGCATTCCTTGCAGACTGAGAGCTTTTAAAAATACCCTTGTTTACTGCATCTTCACAAAACTTTGTCAACTCAATGCCTTGAACTTTAGCTAATTGAGTTAAAAATTTTAAATCTGAATTACTAATTAATGTATCATTAAAGAAACAGTATGTAACTATCTGATACTTTATAGATACATTAATATCTACTTGATGTTTAAGATCTACTTTATTTACTATAGCCATATTACAAACTCATTATCATATCAATAAAATCAGGATGTGGATAGCAATCCATTTTCCCTTTTCTTACATTGGTATGTGTTAATAACCCTTTGACTTTTCCATAGTATGCATCTTCTTGAAAATCAAAGCCTTTAATTGGACCAAACTTTTTTATATATTGTTGCAATCCTAGCCTTACGTCTATTCCGTCTCTTTCAGCTACATATTTAATCCACTTTTCAGTTTCTATAATTTGTGCTTCAGAATATCTATGCCAATATATTTTACCTTTAAATGCTTCATCAAGCTCAATTACTTGTTCTGGTAAACATTTAGATTTAACATAAGTCTTATGATCATTATCTAAATAACCCATGTTGCATATTTCTAATCCTACAGAATGACGGTTCATAAAACCTGATCCTGTTCTACCTAAATGCCAACCCTGTGCTCCTTCAGGAAATGCTTGTACCATTACACCATCAAATTCATCATCACCATTTCTATGGTTTATACCACCTAATACAAATTCAGTAGCAACTCTACCTCTAGAATCTCTACCCCACTGATCTATACATCTATAAGGATTAGCATTACCAGCTGTATGATGTAAAAAAATGTAATGATTTTTTATAATTCCTTTTAGATATTCACCTTTTGGTAAATGATGTCTATGAATTATTTGATTATATGAAGTAGTAAAGTATTGTGAAGAAGAATCAGTGTCTTCATCTATTGCTTCATCTACAGTATATTCCATGTTAAGTACTAATACCCACATGTCAGCGTCAACTACACCGGTTACCATTAGATCTTTATCTAATTGGAATCTTTCTACAGCTTTTTCTGTTAGAGGTCCAAAAACCCCATCTGCGGTAAGCCCTAATGCTGTCTGTAGTGTTTTAACATCAGAACCTCTGCTACCTTTCTTAAGCTGTTTCACCTTGCATTGCTTTTACCATTGCTTCTTGAAATGCTTTACCTTCTTCTGTATTAGGATCTGGTGCACCTTCACCTTTTTGAGCAGCATACTGTTGAGCCATAAACATTTGAGCTTGCATACGCTCTGCTCTAGCTTTTTCAATAGCAGCTAAAAGTGTTTCATAATCTGCTTGAATTTCTAAATGAGGAATGTTGTCTTTGTAGAATTGAGTTATCTCTTCTCTACGTGCTGCCATTTCTTCTTTTGACATTTCTGGATTAGTATCCTGAAGTTTTGGGTTGGTTTTTGAATTTGACATGTTACTGTTTTTAAAGTTAATAAAAACAAAAGTAACAAAAATAGTTTAAATAAAAAAAGTTTAGATACTTATTTTGGAAACTGTATTACGTCTAAGTACGTCTATTAACATTTTGGCTTCCGAATATTGCCATATTTTAATTGTATATGACGGATCTTGAATATACCATCCACCGTCTTCTTCTGCTTCATCATTACCTCCAGAATGAAATAGCATATCACCAAATTCAATACTAAAATAATAATATCCTTCTGGCCAATCTTCATCTTCATGATGACCCATCTTAGTAAATCCTAACTCTCTTAAATTTGCTGCTGTCATATCTTACCATTTAACCTTGTCTGCCCAATAAGCAGCAGACATTTTGCCTTTCTTAATGTTTTTGCCGTGTCTAGCCTTAAAGCTTTTACGCTTAGCTTTCATTTTAGCTGACTCACCTGCTTTTGGTTTACCTGCTGTACTTGCACCCTGTTGTCCAAAACGAATGGTCTTAACTTTGTCTCCTACCTTAGCTACAACTACGTGAGACTTCTTTGGGTGTCCTGGTGTACGCTTAGGCTTATTAAAACCTGATACTCCTGCTCTTGTTAATCTGCTGTCTTTTGCCATTATCTTTTCTTTCCTTTATGCAAACCATGCTTAGCATGTTGTTTACCTTTCTTTGTTGCGGCTCTTTTCTTTTTATTAGCTGCAGCTAGTTTAGCTTTACCCTTTTTAGTACTCTTTAACTTAGCAATAGTTTTCTTTGGAGCATATACTTCACCTGTCTCAGAACTTTTCTTTCCTGAAGCAGTAGTCCATTTTTGCTTAGTCCATCTAGTAAGACTTTTTTGTTGTTTAGTCTTTGCCATTACCTTGTCTTTTTACGTACACAGTTATTTACCGTCTTATTTCCTTTTTTCTTTACGCCTTTTTTTACGTAACCAGTCCAACAAGATGATTTCTTTTTAGTTCTTTTATTCGGTAGAGCCATTACTTTTTATGTTTACATTGAGTCTGCTCAAGTCTAATGAGATCTTTTTCTAAATCTACAATTTTATCTTCACACTCATTTATCAATCTTATCTTCTTTTCCAGTCTAGATTCTATAACTTCTATATCATCCGATAACTGTGCTATCTGACTGTATGCTATACCCATTGTGAATATAATACCTATAATCCAGATTATATTACCAATATTTAGGGTTAGATCTTTCATTACTTTTTAGATTTGTATCCGCCACCGTTAGCTTTATAACGTTTAGCAAGCATTTGAGCTTTACGTGCAGACCACTGACCAGGAGCCCCACCTTTGCCACCAGCCTTGATAGAGTTAAATAATCTTTTACGCATTCCCGGTTTAGTGTAGTTACCACTGCTATTTACGGTACTTTTCTTTTTAGTTGCTTTTTTCTTTACTGCCATAACTTTACGCTTGATAAGTTTCCGGATACGCTTTAAACATTATATCCCTTAATTTTGCACACTTCTCATAGTCTTCTTCTTCTACGAAGTACGCTATCATATTTTCAAATTCTTCTAATTTCGGTCCATTGTCTGGATCATAAGCCATCACTAACTCTTTCCCCTCACTGAATTGACTTGAGATAAGTTCATCAAAAGTAATTTCTCCAGTCAGCAACAACCAAGCATTGTTATATGCCGTATCTAAAATAATAGCATCCATTTGCATTTGTTGTATATCTGATAGTCCTCCCCCTTCTGCCTTATCATTGTCATCCCAGTCTGCCATATCATTTTGTTTAGTGAGTAACTCTTCTATAAGAACAATATACTAAATTTAAAAATCCTATGAAAATTTTTCTACTACAACATGCCCCCGCCTACTGTAAAGTTGCCCCTACGCCCCACCAAAAAATTGTGTGTTTGGCACTTTCAAGAGGTATTACTGTTCTGCTCCCCAACTAAATTTTGCAGTCAGGGTACCCCCTATCATTACATAGGGACTCAAACTGCGTATGCTAACTGCATAATTGTTGTACTTTAAAAATAAAGGGTATGACATCTATGCATTGCATTCGGAGTAGTATAGTACTACTTTGTCTACGTCAGTATCTACTGAATATCAATACATCATTGACTTGTTTGTATTCATCAGTATGCTATACATAGGTAGGCAAGCTCAGTACTGTATAAGGCATTTTTCAATGCCTCTGCTCCCAAACTATTATTAGCGGGGTAAGCCGTATTAAACTTCAGCAATAGCCTTATCACTATTGTAAATAAATAATTACTAAATAAATTTTATTATGATTAACAAAGTAACAGTACGCAAGCATGAAGACGGGAACTACGTTCAAAAAACTAAAAACAATGACATAGGCTACGTCATCTATGAATCACAAGAGATGATTTATAATGGTAGCTGGTTGGATAAAAAGACTCTGTCTGCCTTAATTTTGGCTCCAATGGAATTGCTTAACAGTATGGACCATAGTAAACCATTATCAGGTAAGATAGTGGTGCGTGAGCAACTTGAGCCTATTAATGCTCAGGACCTGACCTTCAAACTGAAGTATGCCGGTGATACAGGGATTGTATGTATGCAAGGAGATTCTCCTATCTACAGAACCACGGAGTATACACCTGACTTAAATGCTCAGTCTGTACTTATCAAGCACACCAATGGTGCTGAGATAAGAAACGCTAACTCTTCCACGGAAGCAGTTGAGAGCTTGGAAGCTTTCAAGCAGGAAACTGTAGAAGCGTAATCCTAACATAGTAGCTTGTGGGTAGGCGTGCTTTCCAGCACGTCTGCTCCCAAACTATGTTTAGCACTTAGTAAGCTGTAACTGTATGAATAGTACGGAACGTTACCAAAAAACAACCATAGTTACCAACTATTGTTACATAAAGACCTAAACAGTCTAATTAAGTTATAAATACTGTGGTAATTTTATTTTATTTGGGTGTGTCACGCTGAATGTG